AAATTGTGACAAGGTGGCGATTGAAAAGGCGCCAGCTACGACCGGGCCGATCCCAGGCAAGGCTCGAATGATCTGATTGATTCCGCCCATGGCGCCAGAAACATCGGCACCGATGACGACTCTGGCGTCATCCCTGGCCACGGTGCTTACTCCAGCAATCGAGCGCGGCGCGCTCGCAGGTCTTGAGGTCGGTCAGCATGTCAGCGCGGTCTTTTTTCTGGATCCCGTGAGTTTTGAACATGAACGGCAGCACTTCGTACCTGAGTCCGGTTTCAATGCCTTCGGCGATATGCCATTGCGTTTGCATTGCAAAAAACACCCGCAGCGCCGGCCAGAGATCGGCCCACACTTCGCATTGCTCTTCGGCCTCGTCTTCGAGCCGCAGCCCGACCGCGGCAAGGGCTTCGGCATCGGGTTGGCGCGGGCCGTCGATCCACCAACGAACCGCGCCACTCAGTTTTTTGCGCGCGACTCCTGGAGCGCCTTGAGGTAACCCAAAAACGTTTCGGACGCCGCGGCGTGATAGTTGTTCGTCAGCTTCAAAAACGCGTCGACCGACCACGGCTCGGGCAAGCCCGCGTCGTTGAGCACGCCCGACCAGCCGGCGATGTATTCGCCGATGATTTCGCGGTCGGGGCGCATTTCGCGACGGACGGCGTCGGGGTCGTTTTCGGTCGGCGCCGGGACGGTTTTCACGAAACCATCCTGCCATTCGGTCAGGCCGACGCGGGTCCGGTGTTTGAATTCGAACTCGATCGGCAGCGGCTCGCCGCCGGGGACGGTGATCTTGACCGGGGCCTTAAAGGTGGGGCTGGGGTTGAGCTTGAACATGGCTTACAGCACGCAGATGCGGAAATCATCGTTGCCGGCGGTCGGCACGCAACGCAGCCCGAACTCGTAGCCGACGCGGCCGTTGTTGTCGGCCTGCGCCATGTCGATCAACTGCGTGGCCGGCGCATGGACCAGGACCTTGTAGCCGGTCGTCGTGCCGTGCACCATGCCGATGCCCTGCGTGGTGTTGGCCTTGACGGTGCCGTAAATGGTCACCGCCTGGGCGGCGCTCAGTTCGAACATCACTTTGCCGGAGACGTCGCGCTGGGTCAGGTCGACCGACTCGCCGCCGAGCAGCGGGGTGTAGTTGATTTCGTTGCCGAGGCTGAATTCCAGCCCCTTGCTCGGGTAGGCCGTGCCGCCGGTCAGCGCGCCGGCCGAATAGGTGCAGCCGAGCAGCACGTCGGCGGTGTTGGGATCGGAGACCACCAGCGGCGCCTTCCAGGCGGTCAGCGTGGCGCTCGGCAGGGCGGCAGCGGTCTTGCCGCCGTCGAGGCCGACGAATTTGAAGGCCAGCGTCGGCCGGTCGCCGATGCCCATTTTGATGGTGCAGTCGCCGCGCGCGCCAAGCAGTTTGTGCAGCTCGCCGTCGGCGTAGTAGTAGATGGTCGCGGCCTTCATGGTCGCGAGGTCGCTGATCGGCGTGTAATCGACCCGGGTTACCGCGGTGACGGTTTCCGCAAAGCCGCAGGCGAGTAACAAGGCGCCCCAGGCCGGCGCGGTGCCGGCGGTGCCGGAGCCCTGAATTTCCACGTCGAAACTGATTTCCAGCGAGGCCGAGCCGAACAGCTGTTCGGAGCCGCCGAGGTAGGGCCGCACCAAATCGCGGCTGACGTTGTTGGCGTTGATTTTGACCGGCGACAGGTTGGAGACCAGGATCGCGTTCGCGGCGCCGGTCGGCACGGCATCGGTGCCGACGGTGACTTCGATCTTGGCGAGGATGACGGAATTTCGAGTGGCGCGGGCCATTACATGCCTCCAAAACTGGTGCGGTAAAAAATGGTGTAGGTGACGGCGACGCGCACGTCGTCGTAGTTTTCGGAATCCCAATGGACCGCGCGGCGCGGCTGGATCTGGACCTCAGGCCCGAGACCGAGCGAGAGGTCGGCCATCAAGGCGGCATGCACCGATGAAAGCAGCGCATCGGCGGCGGCGCTGGGGGTGTCGCCTTTGGCGTAAATCTCGATTCGCACCTGCAACTCGGCATCCATGACGCCGAGGACGGCCTCTTGTGCGTCTTCGGCGGCCGGCGTGATGACGATGGCCGGGACGGCGGGCAGTTGCTCTTTGCGCTCGCGGTAGACGCGACCGCCGGCCAGACCGCTGAGGGCGGCGGCGGTGGCGGCGAGGATGGATTCGCGGCTGCTCATGACTTGAGGCGCAGCCGCGTCATTCCGGCGCCGTCGGGTTCGATCTCGGCGACGGTGTAGCTGACGGCGTTGATGGTGACGGCGGCACCGACAGCGACGGCAGAAACCGCCGCTGCGGCGCATTGAAACACCGGAACGGCGCCGCCGACCAGGCCGAAAGCGTCGGCGTAGGCGCTATCGAACACCCCCGCCACCACCACGCCGCCGCCAAAGTCCGCCGTCGCGTTCGCCAGCTTGGCGAACACGGCAGCATTGACGCGGGCTTCGAGGGCGGCGAAGGGGGCGACCATGATCAGCTCAGTCGCTCAGCGCTTAGGCCACCGTGCCCGGCACGCCGGTAAATTTGACGGCCAGGGTCGTCACGCCGTTGCCGGCCGCTTCCCAGGCCACCGCCCCACCGCCGGAGACGTCGCCGGTCGCCGGCGTCGCGGCGTTGTCGTCGAAAGCCGCGGCGCTGGCGTCCCACACCAGGTTCTCGCCCTGGGCGATGACCGCCCCGGAAACCTTCGGCACGCTGAACACGCCGTCGACCGCCGCTTCGCCGGCCGCACCGTTGGCGATCGCGCCGAGCGCGACGCAGAGGACCTTGCCCACCACCACCACCTGGCCGCTGGTGAGGTCGGCGCCGGCGGTGATGGTGATGGTCTTGCCGGGCTGAATAAAGTTCGTTGCCATGATGTTTTCTCCTGTCTGTCCGGTGGGGGTTACGCGCCGGCGTTGGTGACGGCGCCGCGGTAATCGACCCCGGCAATACCGAAATCGAGGCGGACCTTGTATTGCGCGCCATCCACGTCGAATCCGTTCTGCAGTTCGAGGAAAGGCTCCTGCATGCCGTCGAGGAAGGCGACCTCGATCACCGGCGCCTCGCTGGGGTCGGCAAACGAGTAGCGGCGCGTGCCGGTGATGCGCGGGGTATCGACGATGTCGCGATAGAGGCCATTGACGACGTTCGGCTTCTGCAGCTTGTTGGCCGTGTCGGGGTCGTACTGCGCTTCGTTGATCGAGCGTGCGGTGCCGCCGAGGCCGATCGGCAGCACCAGGACCGCCGGGCGGATGTCGAGGTAGTCGTTGCCGCCGACGTCCATCTGGCTGGCCATCAGGACGCGGTCGGCGTCGATGCTGGCCATCGTAATGGCGGCACCGGTGCCGATGTTGCCGTGGTCGGCGTGGAACAGCGTCTTGCTGTCGGCCAGCGTCGGGCCGAGGCCGCTGTTGAGCGCCAGCAGGGCGTAGACGTCGGCTTCGATGGTCCGCTTGGCGGCGCGGCCGAGGCTCTGAGCCAGGCCGACGAAGGCGCCGAGGTCATCGTTGATGATCGCCTGGCGCGACAGGTTGATGGTGTTGCCCTTGGTGCCGGCCGAAATGCTCGCCTTCTCGCCGTCTGGAATGCTCTTGTTCTTGAACTCGCCGAGTTCGTTGAGCGCGTCCAGGTTGCCGAACGAGCCGACGCGGTAACGCGGGTGGGCGCGGAAGTCGGAAACCGAACCGGTCTTGCAGAAGCGCGTCCAGGTGTCGCCGGCCAGCGCATACGCTTGCTGCAGCGTCTTGTGCATGGCGTTTTCGAGCAGGATCGGAAAATCGCTGGTGCCCTGCGTGAAGGCGGCGGCCACCAGCTGCCGCTGGTCCATGCCGTCGGTCTTGATGCCGGCGCGGGCCAGCGAGGTGCGCGCCAGGTCGAGCAGCTTGAGGCCGCGGAACGGGTTGCCCGAGGCCGCGCGGATCGTCTCGGCATCGGCGACGCCGGCCCGCACCATGATCGCGGCGGCGACGGCGTTACGGCGCTTGTCGCCTTCGTCTTCGACCGTGGTGACGTGATTGCCGGCCACCGGCGTGGCCTGCGAACCGAGGTGCGCAAGCAGCTTGGCCTTGGCCTGATCGACGGTGCAGGTGGTGTCGTCCTCGCACTGTTGCAGCAGGTCGGGCACGCCGGCCCAGGTGCCGAACTTGCCGGCGCTGGCACGGATGCCGTCGCGGCGGGTTTTGTCGGCGGCCAGAATTTCGGCTGCATTGATCGTGGCGGCTGGCGAGGACGCGGCCGCCTGTGGATTGACTTGTCCAGGCATAGTAACGAGCTCCTTCGGGGAGGGTTGCGCGGCCAAGGCCGCAGGGGGAAAACCGGGTTTGCTGTAGCGCGCCAGGGCGGCGGCCGAAATGGTTCCGGCGGCGGCGATCGGCAGGGCCGAGACCACGCTGTCGACAAACCCTTCGGCGCTGGCCTCGGCGGCGGTGTAGTAGTGATCGACGCCGTCGGTGAGCAGGGCCAGCACATCGGCCTGCGACTTGCCGGTCTTGGCGGCGTAGCTGGTCGCCATCGCTTCGGCCCACTTGTCGAGCATGTCGGCGGTTTCGCGCATGTCGACGCTGTTGCCGGCGGCGTAGGTCCAGGGGGCGTGAATCATCAGGATGGCGTTTTCGGCCATCTCGACGGTGGCGCCGGCCATCGCGATCAGCGAGGCGATCGACATGGCCATGCCGTCGATCGACACGGTGACCGCCGCCGGGTGGCGTTTGAGTGCGTTGTAGATGGCCAGACCGTCGGGCACCGAGCCGCCGACGGAGTTGATGCGGACGGTCAGCTGATCGACGTTGAGGGCGGCGATGTCCTTGACGAAATCGCGCGCGGTGATGGTTTCATCCCACCAGGATTCGCCGATGTCGCCGTAGATAAAAACTTCGGCCGAGGTTGGCGCGGTAGCGCCTTCCTTGGCCTGCGGTGCGCCGACGGCTTGCCGGGCGCGAATCGAATACCACTTGGACATTTGGGCATCCCTCTGTAATGGATGCCTGCAGTGTCTTTTTCTAGCCGTCCAACTTTTAGGGGAAGGATTGGAATATTTACAGCGCGCCGATCAGCAACAGCGACTCTGCGTCGTCGGGCTCGCGGTATTTGATGCGGATCGGCTTGCGAGGGGTGAAACGCACATGCCGCACCCCTTGGCTGCCGGCGGCTTGGCCGCCTTGCGGTGGCTTCAACTCGTGCTCTGGAATGGCCGATTCGTCGCCAGGCGCGAACCAGACCGGCGGGAAATATTGCCTGCTGAAGTAGGCGGGATTAAACACCGCTGATCACGACGTTTTCGCGGTTGCCGGTGACGCCCGGCAGCGGCACGTCGGCCTCGACGGTGACGGCGCCATCGGTGAAGGTCACATGGCCGGTACCGGCGCCGGATTCGGCGCCGAGCAGTGGCGCGGCGATGGCCTGGATGTGTTGGCCGAGGGTGCGGGCGCCCAAGGTTTTGTCGACGACTGCGGTAGC